ACGTTCTCTACCTACAAAGTTTGTAATCTTTCTCATTGCTTTTGAAAGTACAATTGCTTTTGAAGTAGCCCAACCATCTTTATCAAACTCAGCTGCCATTTCTGTTTTAGTTGAAGCACCTGCTACTGAATCTACTATAATAGTAACTAATCTGTCTTTAGAAGATTTTCTTACTGTTTCTGCAATACCTTCAATTGCTTCAAAAATGTCTTCAACTGTTTCTAAAGGAACATAAAGCATTTCTTTTAAATTAACACCGATCGCTTCAAGAAACTCTCTTGAAATAGCGTTTTCAGTGTCAATGTAAACTGCCAATCCTCCTTTCTTTTGCGTGTTTGCTAATGCATGTGCTGCTAATAAAGATTTACCAGAAGCTTCAAGACCGGTGATTTCTGTAATACGACCTACCGGAATTCCACCGTATGGCCTATTTGCAATTGCCAAATCCAACATTGTTGAACCTGTGGAAATCCATTCTTTAACATCTGAAGGCGAATCTGTATCTCCTTCTAAAAAGTAAGCAACCTTATGATTAGATGCTTTAAACTTTTTGTTCAAATTTTCTGCTAGGACCCCCGCCAGATTATCATGTAGATCGGCTTCAAGGATTACTTGTGATTTTTTTGCCATACTTTAAAATTGAATTTTACTGATTGAATAAGTTATCAAATGCACTAGCCACGTCATCGACAGTTGCTACAGGAGCAGAAGCTTCTAAATTGCTTTTGTTAGCATTAGTAGCCTTAGCAGGTGCAGCAGGAGCCTCAGGGGCAGACTCTGGATCTAACCATGCCTTCAATAAATTTTCAATTTCATCGTAACTGTATTCTTTGAAAATTTCAGTTACTTTTGGTTGTTGACCTAATTTTTCAATTACACCTTTGTCTTGAGTAACTGGTGTTTGATTAGGCTTAACACGAATAGAAGTCTCAGGAAAGTCTTTACCAGTTTGTTCTTTTGATTTGAACTCAATAGTAATGTCTCTACCTGTTACTGGATCTGAAATGTCTCCATAATCAGGATCAGCAATAAAGCTTAATAGTTCTTGATAAACTTGTTTACCAAAACCCCAAAACTTAACGCCTTCTGATTCCTTACCTCTTACAAGAATAGGAACATAACAACGCATAGTTGGTTCAAGCTTCTTACCCATTTTCCAATCATCAGAGTTACCTGTTGATTTAAGCTTTTCAGCAAATTCTACGATTGGATCCGACTTACCAAATGATACGGGAGAAAGAATGTTTTTACCTCCGAAGTTATAGTGAAAGTACAATTCCAAGAAAGGATTTTCACGATTGTGTTGATAAGGAACGATACGAACTACGCTTGTTCCAACTTCGGGTTTCCAAAGATTGTCTTGTTTCTTTGTTACTGTTTGCAGAGACTGCAACTTGTTTTTGATTTGATCTAAATTGATTGCCATACTTAATGTTTATTTGTTATTTGTTAATTGTTATTTGTTAATTGACATTGAATATTGGCCAGGTATTCAGTGACCGTTAACTTTCACAACTTTTATTAATATATTGATCTTTTTTCAAAGATCCAAGTTAAATGTTGATAATTTGATAAACTTTTGTTTTTAGGGAACGAAGTTCATTGTTAGATGCAATTAAGAACTGATTAGCGTATTTACTCCAATCAACTGTATAACTAGTATCTAATATACCACCATTTTCTTGTTTTATCAAAGCATTTAAAGAATTTACTGTAAACAATGTATTAGTTTCTTTTCTTCTGTGAACTATCATTGCTCCTGGTAACATTCTTTTTATATGATCAGATTTGTTAATATTGAAACTACAAACCAACTCATCTGATCCTTCAATTGTAAGTACAAATATTTTCTTATATGCTAAGTCATAGGTTTTACCGATCATCTCTAATGTATGATCTAATTCTTCCTCCGTAGTAAATAAGCAGATTAATTGTACACTCATTGACGTTACACGCTTCCAAGTATAAATATCTCATATTTGTTTTTTTATTTCTATCAAGTTATTATAATCAGGTCCAATTTCCAACGTTATTGGGAACTTGCCATTTTCTTCAAATTCATGTTTTAACAGTTCAATCAATTTTCGCCCGTCTGCAACATGAAAATCTATAAGAAAAGCATCATATGTATAAAGTATAATCTTACTTTGACAAGGTCGTATACGATCAACTATATTAGAAATTACAGCCATGTTTCTTTCGGTTTCATATGCTTGTAATAAATAGTTAAGAAGCTTTGCTGGATTCAAATCTGTAAAGAATTTACCATGTAGTTTTCTACCGAACATGGGTGTTTCTATGTATCCTGAATCTCTATAAAACTCCCATAATCTACTTGTATATTCAGATATTCTTTCAAAGAATGGAACAACTAAATACTCAGGTTGAATACCTCCATATAACTGTCTAAATGAAATTGACTTGGATTCATTGTACTCTTCATCTGTTAATTCTGTTTTATCAAAATAATACTTACCTAAATACTCATGAACAGATACATTTTCTGGAAATGAATAATCTACTAGATTTGCTAATAGTCTTAAATGATATGCATCATAGTCAAATGACATTAAAAATCCATCTTTACCAAATCTAGATATAAATGCACTTCGTTCGCCATTTTCTTTTTTCAAGGCTGCAAAGTTAATACCATTAAATCTATTCGATGGTCTACCAGTAGTTGTATATGGATTGTATTGCGAAAATACAAATCCTGCTTCTACAGGCGTCTTTTCAAAATACTCATTTGCCAATCCGCTATGAACAAATAAACCATTCTTTTCTATTTCATATAAAGCATTTAATACAGTTGTATTATAATGATTAAATGCCTCTGTGTCTTGATAAAAGTCTACATCATTGAAAAATACATCCACAATCTTTTGACACATTTCAATATGCTTTGTCAATGGAATTATTGTATTTAAGTTTTGAAACCCTGTAAATGTTCTAGCAAAAAATTCATGGGCACTAGTTTCAAAGTCATCTGGCAATGCTTCATTTCTATGAAAGTATCGAACCATATCCATATCTATTAGATTTGGTCTGTCTAAAAACTTTCGAAATGATTTTTTGTCGTAAATAAATAATTTGTTATTGCTAGGAAATGAATCTAAAATACTTAATGGTAAACTTTGACCTTCTGTATGATTAAATACTAAGCCATACTCCTCATCAGAGTATAAAACATATACATATAAAAATGATAAGGATTCTATATGAGAAGATTTGAATCCGTTACTGTATACAGGAATAACTATCCAATCAGATTCAGTATGATGACATAATGTCTTTTCATATTCAGTAACTGACTCGATTATAATCATTTACTGAAATATAATATCAATTTGTCAAATATCCAAATTTATCTTTGATGTCTTGAGGACAAAGTGGAGAATAAGTAGAAAACTCAATAAAGTTAGTTATATATGAATCTAACCCGGGAAAGTTAACACTATTAGTACGTACGATTCTTTCATTGGTTGTTGCAACTCCAGGTATTGTAATTATACTGTCTTCGACAATATCTGTCAGTGGACCTACTAATATCCAATCAATTGCAATTGCTTCATAGATATTTTCGTCAATACCAGATTTAACTCGTTTCCATAAATTAAATTGTTCTAGGTCTATTTCAAATATGTCTTTAAGACCTGTATAATTTCTGCGACGAATAAAGTATCTTTTGAATTTACCTATTTCAAAGTCTTTAACAGTAGGTGCAGAATAAACAAATTTAGGTTGTATATTATATAGTACATTACTTTTACTATAACGTCCTTTTTTAACGCTGTCTCTATACACTACTATTTCAGGCTGAATAACTGTATCGACATATGTTTTAAGTACTTTAGATTCTACTTTATCATATACCGCACCTGTCATAATAGTACCATCAATATACCTATGATAGAATCCTACATATTCTACGTTATCAGTAGTCATGTATTCTTTACCTGCGGTATATAGATTTTCAATAATCTGCGACTTAGGATAATATATACGTGTTCTAGCCATTATTTCATTCTCATTACCGTTGATAATGTAGTAGTCCAATCATTGTTTGATACGTTATGCTCGACATTGGTTACTGTAAAGTAAACATCTTTTGCATATATAGATGGAATATAATTAGTACTTATCGTATTTCCAAATAATATTCCTTCTATGCCATCTATTGTTATTGATAAATCAAATGCTGCGGGCTGAAGTGAATTTGGAGCTGCAGTAGATGGTTTAGATGATTTAAGTTTTGACAAAAATGCTGACATTTTGTTAATGTTAGTCTCTGAAATGTCTTTAATTAAATCATGTGCAATTGGAGCTAATTGCGTTGTAGGGTCAAATGTAGTTTCTTTCTTAGCTGCGTCTAAAATACCAGGAGATACATGTACATCCGAATTCAATGATGAATTTCCTTCTCGAGCAGAAATATATGCAGCAGCCGCAAACTTTGAAGGAATTTTTGTATTTAACTGTACTGCACGTACCATTGAACGCTTTGTACCTACTTCAAATACATATGGACTAACCGTTGAATCTACATTGTTAGAATCTACAACTGACCATTTTTTTGGATTAGGATCTTTAGGATCTGATATTAAACTTAATAAATGATATGAACCTGTATAAGTTTTGATCATTTCAAATATTTTTTGAAAGAATGTATCTATTTGATTTGAGTCTTGAGGTAACTGCGCTCCTATTGACTTTTGAAACTCTTCGGATGTTTTTAAAAGCCAATCTACGGATATTAAAAACTTACTAATATCACCCGATTCAATTGCTTCTTCATATCTAGTATCTGTAATATTAAAACTATCTCCATAATTTAATCTACCCGGTATCATTAATACTAACGGATTCGCAGATCGCATATACGGATCTACTTTACTTATTGTAGTCTTATTATTACATGTATACTTAAATGGTAGATTTGATGAACTAAGTAATTTATTTATCTGATCTACGATAGTTTCTAATGTAACATAAAATATAGGTTCTGCAGGTTCATTAGCTTCATCTTCATCGCCGTCGGCCTTTTCGCGACCTTCCGCAGTTCGTTTTAATTTGAATGCAACAGCAATAATTGGAAATGCATACTTCTTGTCATCTAGGCGTAGTGCTGTTTCAGCTGGTATATTTTTTACTGTTTCATCTTCGGTAACTCTAGTTATTTCATCAGCGATCAATGAGAACATGTTATTAGCAGGCGCTTCTGGCGCATCTTCTTCTTCACCTGCAGGTGCTGGCGGTGGCGCTGCTCCAGTTTCAAATTCAGCTCCTACACGAAGTGATGCAGCTAATACGCCTTCTGATATTGCTTCGCATGTACAATCAAATCCTCCATTAGCATTTAAGTTGTATGAAAAATTATAAACAATACCCCTAAATGTTAATCCAGGTCCGCCGGCTCCGCCAGCATCATTCCATCCTACATTAACTGTTAATTCGGATCCTATTACAAAAAATGGCTGAACTGCGTTTAATCCTGATAAACTATATACGGAAAATCCTAATTCACATCTTTTAGTCGAACCCCATTTTCCTTCATTTCCTATTTTTACACTAGTAATATGAGTCTTAGGAGTAAATCTTTGAGTGCCTGTATTTGAATACATACCACCTGGACCGAACCCTCCTTGTGTCGGTACATCTATCGTAGCAGATCTACCACTAGCTTTTGTAACGGCTTGTGCTCGAGCAAATGCCGTTTTTTGTAATATCCATGCATGTGCACCTGAATCTCTAAATTGAGCTGAATAGTATGCTTTTCTAGTGTTCAATAGTTTTTGAACGCCTCCGTCTACATCCGAAGCAAATACTTTACCCGTAACCTCTCCCATTATCTATTTTGATTTTGTACTCGTAAATCTTCTAATACATCATTAAAGTTCGCAGGAATTCGAAGTTGAATACCAGGCTGTAAAAACATAGAATCTTTTCGAAGCGAAGGATTTGCTGCTACGATTATCCACCATAACTCTGCTTGATTATAATACTGATAAGCTAGTTGATCTAATCTATCACCTACTTGAGTAATTACATAAATATCCGTATCGTCCTTTTCAATTGTAGGAGGTAATAATGGACTATAGTATCTACGCTTCTTATCAGCGTCTAAGTTAATAGTTGGTTCAAATAAAAAATTGTCGTATCTTTCCATATTATTCTCCTGTCTTCTTTACTGGTTCTTTAGGTGCTTTACCTACCTTTACTTTATCTAAAGAATCAAATAACCAGTTACCATCAACGTCTTTGTTATTCGCGCCTCCTTTAGATAATGAATATGCACGTCCATGCAATTGTGGACGATAATCACTAATTACTGTATATGATACATTTACATCTACAACCATTGGTAATTGCTTAGCTAAGTTATTGTCATCAGCATCTTCTGCAATATCCCATGTTGCATCATCCGGAATAGAAATATTTAAACTACTTAAAAATCCAGGTGTCTTTTGAAACAAATTACCAATTGTAATTCTCATCATAGGACCTGATGCACGTGCGGTTGAAAAGTCTGGCATTGTATATGTAGCTAAGTAATTTAACTTTCTCCACATAGGTATCATTTCTGATCTACTTAATGCTGCAACTCTAAATGAAAATGAAATGTTCCGTTCAAAAGACGTGTAAATATATGAACCATCGGGACGTCCCATTATATTAATGTTGTTCCATCCTGGTTCAAAGTCATCTGAAAAGCCTGTTAATGTAGCACGAAATACCATTACTTCATTTTTAGCTTCTCCGATAAAGTAAAAATCAATTAAATCTTTTGCTCTATCATAGATATCGCTCGTCGATCCAATATCAATTGCATTTATTTTATCACCAGTAAAATTAGGATTATTAGCCAATGCATGCTTATTGTTTCGAAGGTCAGCTAATGACGTAATAAATGAACCTTTACCAGTAACTGGTACTTGAGTAGAATTTGCATTTAACGAACCAAACCCATATGTCTTTTCCAATGACTTTTGATACTGTGCATTCGGATCCTCTGAATCTACTCCTTCTCTTAATTTTCTAAAATCTAAAGCTATATTAGATTTTCTTTTTGATTTTTTAGGTATTTGTCCATAAGATGTAGTATTCCATTGAGCTACATCTGCACTTGACCCTTTAAGATTTAGCCAATCATTTGTATTGGCATATCCAGGATCGAATATTGGACTCATTTTAGTTCGCAATCCTTTTTCATCTACTTGATAAACTGAACCTAAAGATTCTATATCAGATGATTTGGTATTGTTAAACAATGCAGGTATAAATCCTGATAGGTACTTATAGAAAATATTATACTTTGGAAATCTATCCGTAGGTAGTAAGTTACTATAATTTTGTTTAGCAACTAATATTGCATTTTGTTTTGTATCTACTACTCTTGATATTTTTGTATTACCTATGCCATACAATGAATTAGGCCCTCCCCATTCATTGCTAATAATTAAACTGCCATTTGCCAATTTAAATTTAAGCATAGTAAGTTGATTACCAAATCCTGTTCTGTTATTAAACAGTAACTGTTCACTTGTTTTGATTTGGCTATATGTTAATAATGCTTGACCACCTGCTGCAGGAAATCTTAATCCGGTAACTCCGCCTGCTACAGACAATAATGATTTAAGTCCTGTTTGAATTTTATTGATACCAGATGAATTCGGTCTAGTTAAACCTAAAACATTTTGTTTTGTTATCCATAAAAGACCTTTAGGTGATGCAGCAAACTTACCTAATCTAATAGTATCAAATAAAACTCGTTCTGCGGCAGTAGCAGCTCCGCCACGAACTAATCCATCATCAAAACTAGAACCGCCCCATAGTTGAGGTTCTAATCCATTTTGAATTCCTCTTATTACATATGGCTGACTAATATAAGTAGGATTCCAAGCTTCTTGTTGAATTTTGAATTTTGTATATTGATCGTCAATAGGAGATGGTGATCTTCTTGTTATTGCCCAAGTACCTAATATTGATCCTTGCGCGGTGTTTTTAACAGCATCTTCGTATTTTTTAGTACTAGTAAATCCTAATGACTTAACCTTAGGTGAACCAGTTCCTAATTGATTTTCCAATGAATAGTTACCTACCTTAAGTACTGACTTTCCTTTGATAGGATATGTATATGTTTCTCCATTGATTCCTACAAACTTAGATGAATCATATTTTACTGTGAATCCTTTTGCTGCAGTATCTAAAATAAAATTAACAGCTGGAGGAACACTTCCTTTCCATCTAGTACTAGTATTTTTTAATATGTTTTCAGGATATAGTTTTGTGGGCGTATACTTACCAGGCGAAAATTTCGATGGTATAGAATCAATGTTAAACTTTGAAGTATTAACCTTTGTCTTTGTAAACTTAGTAGCCTGTGTATAAATAATAGCTTTATCTAAGTTGTATTTAGATTTATCTACAAATGGTCTAGTAAATATACTTGTGCCATTATATGTTTCAATTGACTCTGTATCAAACTTCGAAATAAAAATATTCGGAGATTGTTTTGTATATCCTGTTTCTAATTTCTTTTGATCAAACTTTGTAATCTTAATCTCTTTAATAGCTATGTTATTGGTAGGAGATGTGTTATTTATTAGCTTAGGAGTTCTAATTGCAATCACGGACTGATTGTTTTGAATCGTAGGCGTAGTAAATTTAATTACAAGTGTTTGATTGTTTTGTATAATAGGTGTAGTAAATTTAATTACTGACGTTTGATTGTTTTCAATTATTGGCGTAGGAAATACTATACTTTGTATTATTTTGTTTATTGATAATACTTTTGTACGTATGTTGCCTGTTGGATTAGTAGTTATTTGAATAGTAGGTATTTTATAATCTATATCAGTTGCTATTAACTTTTTAAGATTAGCTGCAGTACGTGCAATAACTAAATCTGTTTTAACAATGTTAATATCTGGTACAGTTAAATTTGACTCAACTATAGTTTGTATTGAATCTAAATTAGATGAATAGTCGATAGGAGCATTAACAGATGTTTTATTTACTTCAGTTATTGTTTTTGCCGGAGTAGTTGCCATAGGCTTAGGCACTGGCTTTGCAGAGTCGATTAAAGTATCGGTTCTGAATGGCTTTCTAAAAGAAGCTAAATTTGACTTTAAATCTGTTAACATTATACTGCTCCGTATGAATTATCTACCTTACCTACATAACTTCTATTCATTGACTGAATACGATCTATTTCATTAACTACTTTATTTCCTATTTGTACAATTGCCGGCTGTTTAACAGCTGTTAATAGTTCTTTCATTAATCCAACTAATTCAGTCATACTAGCATTATTAGTAGATGAGTTACTACTACCATCGTCTGTCATTGCAACGACTTTATCTTGTTTATCTAACTGATATGTACCTTTCGCGCCCGCTACCATTAATCCGCCGTCGGGTGCAATCATTCCATCTGATAATGCAGTTGGTTTTGTTTCGCCTCTATTTGCTACGAAACTTTTAATACCGCCCCAAAAGCCAGATATCTTATCTCCTATTTTGCCGAAGAAGTCCGTAATAGCTTTTATTTTATCATATACAAATCCTAATGGATCGCCTAAGTATGTATTGATTGCACTACCAACCCAACTAATCGCATCCCATAGTAGTTTAATAGCGTCTACCATTAATTTTATAGTATTCAATACTATTTTTAAAGGAGCAAATGCAAGTCCAATTGAAATTTTAAGAACTGGAAATAGATCTTCGGTCATTTGCATCAACGGATCTAACATTTCCATTAATGGCACAGCTAATTTTGTAAATATAGTCATTAATCTATCACCTAACGCTGCCATTCTTTCTGATGCCGAATTTCGTTGTTGTTCTAAAACTAATGCTTTTGCTTGTTGCGCTGTCTGACCCTGTAAAAGTTTTAAATCTTCTTCTCGTAAATCTGCAGAATTTTTAATTGTTCTACCCAATTGTTGAGACATATCATTAAACATTTGTTGCTGTTCAGCGCCTTTCATTAACTCATCAACAGTCATACCAGCTGCTTCTGCAGTTGCTTCTAATTGATATGGAGCCATACTCATTAGTTCGCTGTATCCACCCGCTTGTTTATATATTTCTTCTAATGCTTCTGTTTCTTTACCACGAAGTTTTAAGCTACGAGCTAAATCAAAATTCATGTCTTTACCAGTTAATACTCTGGCTTGCATTTCTTTTTCAATTGATCCTTCTATATCTAATAACCCATCGGTAATTTTTTTAACATCATCTAATGTCTTGCCAAATTTTCTAGCAGTAATTACTGCCTTTGTCAATTGACCGATATTTCCTTTAAATGTAGCTTGAACTGCTTTTGATGTACCCGCGATATCTTTCATTACATCTTTGTAATTCATCATACTGCCTGTCATTTCTCTAGTAATGCCTTGAATTGCAGCTACATTTTGTTCTGCAGTTCGTCCTGACATCATTGCTATTTTTTGAAATTCTGAAGCTTCTTCTCCGGCTAATTCATATTGTTTTGTTAGCAATACTTGACTTTCAGCCATTTGAGCCGTAACTAATGATACATCGCCCATGTCTTTAGCTAATTGCATAAATGACTTGCTTAATTCAGCTGAATCTGCTCCTACTACTTTAGTTGTAGCTGCAACGCCAATAAGTTCATTATGCAAACCTTCGGCCTCTTCTCTGGAAATTCCTAAGCCTCTGGCCATATCAGTGATTTCTTGATCTAGTTCCAATGCTTTTTTAAATGCCATCATTGCAACACCAATTGCAATTAAAATTGGTAATAATGGACCTAATGCTACCATTAATGAACGTGCGCCTGCAATACCAGTTTTAAATGATGTCATTAATGTACTTCCTAGGCCTGCAGCATTTAACTGACCTGTCTGCAATGCCGTAGCTAATGTTTTAGATAAATTGTTTGTTATATTTTTTTTAATTTCATCTAAGCCTAATGATTCTTTTAAAAGTCCACCCACTACAGGAATTTTACTAACTGCAGTCCCTATATCATCAATAAATCCTAATGAACTTTCAATTTCATCAGTATATTTATCTTGTATGTCTTGTATTTTCTTAGCAATCTTAGCTTGTTTTTGTTTTTCTGTTAGTATTTTCTTTTCATTAGCTAATTCAGCTTCTTTCAAACGAGCTACTTTTATAGCTTCTTTAGCTTCGTCTCGTATGTCTCTTAACTGCTTTCGTTTAGTTTTATTTACGTCACCTGACGACTTTCGAATTTCTTTTTCGGCATCTACAAGTATTTCATTAACCGCTTGAATTTCACGCAAATAATCTAATCGTTGTTTATCTAACGCGATAAGGTCTTTTGTATAATCTACAATTTCATTTTGTGCAGCAGCTTCTTGCTCTTGTTTTCTAGCAAGTTGCTTTTTTAACGAAGCAATTTCTTTGGTTTGATCAGCTATTATTTTATCAGTATCTTTAGCCATTACTTATCAAAATTCTTTTTCGTAGATTTTGCTGTTTTTAATTTAGTTTCTAAGTCTTTACGCCAACGTTGAAGTTCCGCTACTTTTTGATCATGAGATGTTTTGCCTGAAAATTCATAACCATAGGTCTTAGCTTGCTTATATAACTCTTCTGATGATTTAACTAATTGCTCTGCTTCTTTTTCTAATGATTTAAGTGTTTCTGCGGATTGTTTTAGTCTAGCCTGAAGATTTTTCCATTCAGGTGAATTTTTAATTTTCTCTGCATCTCTACGAACTTTAGGAGTAAGTACAAGTGTTATTATCTTTTCTAATAAACCTTCTGTAATAGGATGTCCTATTTTGTTAAGTTCCTCAGATACTATAGATTTTAATTTAGATAGTTTCATTGTAGATGCCATTCATTAATAAATATCAAATCTACTATTTTCGAACTACTTTCTTAGTAGGAGAGGATGACTTAGTAGCATCTTCTCTAGCTTTCTTTTCTTGCGACTTAGCATCTTCGAGCTTTTTCAAGTAAAATTTACGAAGCCATATTGGCATATTATACAATTCAGTCCACTGAAACCCATTTCCGTAGTAGACCATATCAAATAATTGTGAATGAAGTATTGGTTTATACTCAGGACTTAGGCCAAAAAAAGTTAGTATCAATTTTGAAGTTCATACCCTCCTCGATATGACCACAATGATTACATTCAAAGTCGATAGTAAATTCTTGATTAGGCGATACTCTAGTTATTTCAGATCGCAATGCTCTAGAATCTAATGCAAATAACTCATTATCTACAAAATGACTAATATATGACTTATCAGGATTACCATCTACTGATAAAATTAAGTGCTTTAATCTCGTAGTTAATTCTCTGTCAATTCCATCTCTCTTAATAGATTTTTTCATTGCATCTAAATCTGCATCTACTTTTTTATCATCACCCGTAGTTAAAACTTTAAATGTTATTTTTCTACTAGTTTGTGGCAATGTAAATTCAAATACATTAGGAGCAATCATTGTAGTAGTATCTACTTCTTTAACTGGCAATTTAGTTAAGTCAACGGTTAGTTTTGTTTTTTCTTCGCATTCAGGACATGTAACTTCAACTGGATATTCTTTACCATATCCTAATATTCTAGCAGCAACCATTAATGCATTTTTATCACCGATAGCTAAATCATTTAATTTAACAGGTGATACTATCATTGACTGCAGAAGTTTATCAATAACAACTCCTTGTTTAATCAAATTCTGAGATGTTAAAATGTCTTCTTCTTTGGCTGTCATGTACTTCATTTCGATCTTACCCTCAGCAAGTACGGATCCTTCTGGGTATAATACGCCCTTTGATGGTAATTCGATGATTTCTGTTGGAAAATTGTACTTTTGAACTTCAGCTTGTTCAAATTGCTGAAGTGCCATTGCTTTTAATTGTTCATCAGATAATTCTGCAGATGAACCTTTAGGATAGGAATTTGGAACTGTTGTCATAAACTTATTTTAAATAAATATCAATTTTATAATTAATCAGCTAATCTCATTTCTAGTTTTTGTCTAGCTATAATTAATTTTTGAATTCTATCTTCAATTTTATTAAGCTGACTACCGTATTGATCTGCAATTGGACCGCCCGCAGGTTCAGCTTCTTGTTCCATGTCAATCAATAATTGACCTCTGTCTTCATAAAGGTCTTTTAACTCTAGACTAATTTCCCATAGGGTGTCTTGAGCTTTTACTCTGTCCTTACCATACAATGGCTTACGGTCGGGCTGAGACTTTGCAGCTGCTAAATCTTTTTCACGATTAGCTTTAGCGGCACGAAATGCCATTAATACCGGATCGTTCATATCTACTTCGGATAAAACAGCTTTAATCTGCTCAGCGATAAGTTTTCTTAATTCGGATGTTTTCATTTAATTAAAAATATGTTTGTTCAAAGTATAATACTTCAAAGTTGTTTTCTATGTTTACTAGCATTGCAGCATTTAATAGATCAGAGTATTCAATCACTGATTGGGTTTGTCCTTCTCGTAATTCACGTAAAAAATCAAATGTAGCAATATCACTACTAAATAAATCTTGAGAGTCTTTATTGTAAGCTTCGAACAAACTATACTCTAATGTATAGGCCTTATTGACTATGTCGATTAAGTTATCGAACGTAATATTAGGCTTAATCGAAGGCAAACTAGGGTAGACATTCCAATCTACTAAATACTTTTGAACCTTCTCAGCGTGAGTTAATTCATTAGCAGCTTCAGCGGCAAAGAACGCAGCTGCTTTTAAGTATCCTTCTCCTAAGCACCAGTTATGTGCATTTCTGTAAAAGTAATGAGCAGTGTATTCGTCTTTTAAACGATCTGTTAATTTCGAAACTGTATCTGATGATAACGTCTTTGGTGTTTTAATATCAGATTGAGATGCTTGTTTTATCATATCATTAAATATCGTTTGTAGATTTAGTATCTATATTTTTTTATTTGAACATCATATGGTTCATTGGATGGCGGCTCACTCATATACTCAGGAAACCAAGCACCAAAGTGAACATTCATTAATTCCATTTCAGTCATGCCACTATATTCGCGCATTTCATTGTTATCTAGTTGCTTGAACCAATACATATAATCTTCTTTAGCTACATTATTTTCTTTAAAAATAGGAACAGCCCATTTAATAAATTCTTGTACAGTTCGTCCTTTAAAAGTTGGAAATGGATCAGTGTTATTAGTATTTTCTTTTAATCGCTTAGATTCGTTTATTGCTTTACGAACTTCGTTACGAATCAAGTTTCTTAATTCTTGTAATTTCATGCTCTTATAAATTTAATATAAATATTAAACAGTAAAAAAGACCCTGGCTAAAGGGTCTTTTATATGTATTTAGTTAATTTCTAAAGTCTCTATCTCAATCATTGGCGTTTTATAGTCTCTATCTCAATCGTTGGTGTAATACTAACTATTGTACTAGATGTATAACGATCTTTATCTTGTTTAATTAGTAATTCACTTAAAAAGTCTTGCAATGTTTCTGTACCGGTATATTGTAATTTGTTTACTTTATAAAGCATATCTAATGAATCAATTTTATTTTGCTTTAACTTTTCAGCTACTGCAAGTGCTATTTTAAGCGCACTAGGTTTGCTCCAAATAGCAGTAATATCGTCCTTACCATATCCTGTGGGCTTACCAATAAATGCTTGTTCTGCCGGTAATAGTTTAGTTTTAAAATATTTTATGACGTCACTTGATATAGCAAATTCGTTAGCAAATGAGTTAGTATTTTCTTTTAAACTAGATTCATTAATAGCTTTACGAACTTCTGTTCTGATCAAGTTTCTTAATTCTTGTATTTTCATATAATATTATTCTGGTTAAACTTTTTAATTCATCTAATTTCATAAAGATCAATACTGTAACACAGCGTAGTCATATTTCAACGTAAGAGTGATGTTAATAGCATCCTCAGTTGAAAAATCAAAATCTCCAAATTGAGCATCTCCGATATAAGCACCTTTCAATGTCCATTCTTCAACTTTATCACCTACTGGCCCTAAAGCATTAAATGTAATGTCTTTTTTGTAGAAGTCAGAATAACCATCTCTACCAGTTACTGATTCGTGAGATAAACGAACCCATTCCATTACTGCTTGTGCAGCTGAAGGAACTACTGGATCATATAATGTAATAGTTACATCATTCCAACGACCTTTACCTTTTAGTTTTCTTTCTACGTTGATATGATCTAAAATAACATCACCAAAAGTAATACTAGGACGATTAGCTGCTTTAATTAAATAAGAAGGAATTCCTTCAATGTACATTATAAATCTGTTAGCTACCTTTGGTTCAAAGGCGGTAAACATAATTTCCGATGGATCTAATAATTCTGCCATGTTCTTTTATTTACTATAAATATTGTATTTAACTGAAAACTTACTTATGCATTGATCGGCAATGACTTATCTTTATCAAAGTCACCTTTTTTAATAAATCCATATACAAATAGATCTGGACGACTTGCACCTGTTTGTGACATTACTTTAGCAATTGCATTGTTTTCTACTTTAACATTATCAATGCCTTTCATGTAACGAGCTTTATATTGCTTTTTAGATTTTTTATCTAATACAATAAAACCATCATATTCTCTGGTCATATCAGCTTCTTTTAAAGAATCGATTGTTAATGACTTATCTTTATCAAAGTCACCTTTTTTGATACTTCCATTAACCCAAAATTGTGCGCGAGGGCCTTTTGTTGCATCCATTACTTTTGCAATTGCCGCATCTTCAACTTTAACATTGTTAACACCTTTAATGTATCGAAATTTGTAATTTTTAAGTGTTTTTCGATCTTGTACAATAAAACCATCGTATTGTCTAGTCATATCAGCTTCTTTTAAAGAAGATTCATACATACCAGATTGTTTCATTTTTTGTTTAAAGCTTGGAATTGATTCAACCCATTTATATACAGCATCAACTGCACCTGAATTGTCTTCGAAGAATTCCATAACATCTGAATATCCTAACATATCTACTAACTCTTCTAATCCAGAGTCGCCACTGTATTCTTTTAATTGTTTACTTTCTTCAATGCCTAATTCTTTTTTAGCTAATTCAATAGCCATTTTATAGTACATTTTAGTTCCTTGTAAACTAGTAGAATTCAATGCATTGTTTAATGCATTCATATCATCATTGCCGTCAAAATTAAACTTTTGTAATGACTGCGGTGGTACTCTAAAAAAGTCAGCTAATCTAGATAAAGCCTCAGACTTTACAGACATTTCAGCTTCTTTCAATTGAGCCTTAACAGCTTCACGTATTAGTGATCTAAGTTCAGTAATTTTCATTTTGAATTGATTTATAAATAAATATCTTAAAGCCATAAAAAAAGGGCGAATTTCTTCGCCCTCTCTTTATTCGATGATACTATTACTGACCGAAAGAAGCTCCGGTTGGTGTAATGTTAAAGTCGATAACAATAAATTCAGCGGTCTTGGTAGGCTGCAAGAAGATCTGACCATACATGATATTTCTATCAATTAAATCAGGTGTGTTATTGGTTTCATCCATAACAACTCTAAATGCATATAAACCTTGTCTTTGCTGAATAGACTCTAAATAAGGATTAACAATATTTAAGAATCTGTTTCTAGTAGCAGCGGTATTTTGTTCAAATACTAAATACTTAGTAGCTGATGCAATATACTT